ATGTAGTACCTAGGTTAATCTTCTTGTTTGTTTGGGGTTGTAGGTCTCTCTCTGTTGAATCTCCTAGTGTGATGTCACCAGCTACTCCAATCGTAACCTTAGTGTCTGCCTCTATGGTTAGCTCTCCATCTGCATTTGAATAAATGAATATAGCTGTATCTCTGAATTGAATCTTCTCAGTTGTATTCATTAGAATATCATCACTACTGATTAAGCTAACATGACCACCTGATGTCTCCCATAACCCAGCACTTACTGTCTGCCATGAACAGGTATCATCTCCATCCTCTCTTAAGAACTTAGTACCACCACTCTCTCCTGTGGATTTAATCTGTGTTCCTTCTATACCTGTGATATTACTACCATCACCATAGAATCCACCAGTTACTGTAACATCACCAGCATTAATATCATCTCCATCTGTTATGGTCACATCACTAGGGAAGATCTTAACTGCTGTAGTATCTGAGTGATATGGTACAGCAAAAGTAGTTGAGCTTGTTGCATCTGTCCTTATGAAGTTGTCTAACTCCTTATGCCTTGATACTCCTGAGTGATTAGGTATAAACATATCTGTAGCTATAGGAGTCTGAGGCTGTGGTCTTGATCTAAGCCCTGCTCTTATCTTAGCTTCCTTGCTCCATGCCATCTAATCACCTATCCCCACTCTCAATCTTTTAGGCACTAGCGTCCCATCAGTAGGATGAAGATACTTCTTACCTACTTGCTTGGTAGTAGCTGCTGTTGTTCCTATCTCTACTGGCCACTTGGTCTTGACTTCTTTCTCATTATGAGTTGCCATACAATATAGAAGTAGAGGAACTATTTAATCTTAACTCTGTATAATCTGTGCTCCTTCAAGAGCGAGAATAATATTATTCATCTTTGATTTCAAATTACCAAGCATAGTCTCTTCATTTGAAGAATAAGTAGAATCAGCTGTATCTGTTACAGAAACAATAGCTGCCTTTATGGGCTCATCCCTTTGATTTCTTGCCATCAGTCTTAACCTCCTTAAGACCTAAGAACTCATCAACATCAATATCTTTATACTTAACATGTCTAGCTGATTTAGTTTTTATTCTGTTTAACCAGAACTCCATCTCTTCTGTGTTGTTAGCTTCTTTAGCTATTTCATATCTTTTCTTACAAGTTTCTAGTGTCATACTACTGTGTCAGTTATCCCACATACAGCGTGTGGATCTGTAAGGAATGCCTCTCCTTCCTCCCATACTCTTATCTTCTTACCTATACCTGGATCATCAATAACTGTTGATGTAATAGGAGTAAATGCTTTCCAAGTACAAGCTCTATTAGGTACAAATACAACTGCGTAGTCTGTAGTAGCATTAGCACTAACTACAACTCTAAGTCCTAAGACTTCCATAACTACTCCAGTCTGTACTTTCTGACTAGCGAACTGAGGAATGCTTGATCCTTTAACTGAGATCAAAAATTCTAAAAGGTGTGAATGTTCAGTAGGATGAATATAAAGGATTGCTCCTTCAGGATTATATCTTTGATTTCTGATAGTTTCCTTTGCTAACATCAAGTCTTTAATAGGATCACCAGTAGCTGCATCATCCCATCCGTCTGCAGTAGCTGCATTAGATGTGACAGTTGATCCGTCAAATGGTACACTTGTAACTTGATCTACTATTACATGATAGATCCTAGTATCCACTTGAGCAGAAACAGCTCTTACTAAATCCCTAACATTGGTAGCGAGAATATCAATGTCAGTATCCTTAATATCTTCCATACTAATCAGAGGTGATTCAACAAAATATTTTCTTACATAACTTGTGTTTCTAGTCCAGCTTTGCTCTACTACTACTGGTCTAGATTTGAATGATGTGTTTGCTATCTGACTAGCTGTGATTCCAGTAGTGTCTGTACTATCCAAGAATCCTGCTGTCTTTTGATACCACCTAATCTCTCTAGCTTTAGTGGTTGAAACATTACAAAATTTCTTTAGAACTAATTCTTCATCAGCAAAACCTTTTGCTAACTTATCTATATCAATTCCACGAATATCTGCTTGTGCATTTCCGTCTGCCATTATGCTAAATTAACGTATGTTGGTCTTAACTCCATCAGGAATGTTTCTCCATCTGATGCAGTTTCCAACGGTACTCCTAATATTTGTTCTGCATTTACAGCTGCTGACTGAACATCATTACCAGCTGCATTAGTTGCGATTACTACAGGTACTCCTACTGTTACAGTACCTGATGCTGTTACCTTAAAGATCCCTCCTCTATACACATCTATCTTTGTCTTTCCATCTGAAGCTATCTTCTCTCCTGCTGCTATTCCTGCTGGAATATCATTAAGAGCTACTGCTTTAGATACAGTAAAAGGATCAGCCAATTTTAATATAGTACCTCTTTCAATACCTGTACCATCAGCACATGTCATTGCAATAGGTAATTCAGTTTCAATAATTAGAGTTGCTTCTTGAGCCATGTATTATCCCTAGTGCCTAAAATATATAAACCTTTCGTTAAAGAGCCTCATGAGTAAATCCTTTATGTTCTCCATCTGGCTCTGTAATTTCTCCATCTTCTCTGATTCCTATAGGGAGAATACTTACAAAATCTCTAACCCAAAGATATTTTTGTTCTGCCTTGAAGGGTGGAGCTTTCTTTACATCAAGTGCTTTTCTTAGAAATGCTAGTCTGAACTTACTCAAGTTAGGATAATTCTTCCCATGAAATCCCAATGTAGTTAATACTGCATCCATGTTTTCTTTGGGGAAGATATACTCATAGACTCCGAAAGGAAGTAATCTTATTACTCCTTGAATCCATCTACCTACTTTCTCATCTCCTTTAGTCATCTCAAGTAGGAACTTCTGTGACTCCATATCTCTTAGAAGTATCTCCACCTCTGACCTCTTTCCATAAGGCATGAATACAGCGTGCGTTTTAACCTACCCCTGCTGGTGGATCTTCCTTGATATTCATCTCTTCTAGCTTCTGCTTGGCTAACTCCAACAATGCCTTTTGTATGATCAAGTTGTTCTCTGATGACTTGATCAATCCTTCTGCTTCCTTCATAACGTTTATCCATATTGCCTCTTCAGGAGACTCAGCAATCTTTACATCTTCATCTTCAATCATTCATCTCACCCTTCATAACTCTATCTTTGTATTCTTCAGGTGTTTCTTCTTTAGGTTCTTCTGGTACTTTACCAGCTTCACTCTTGCCACCTAAGCTATTCATTACTGCTAGCTTTTCAGCTCTCTTAACAAGCTCATCAAATCTCCTTATATTCTCCTCTAAGCTCTTGTTAATATTGTATGCCTTATCAACAACAGAAGAGGACTCCTCCTCTTTAGATTCCTCCTCTTCTGTTGGTTGTGTCTTTTCTTCTTCAGCCATTTTAACCTCCTTGTAATTCTGCTATTTTTTCGTTTAAGTAATTTGTTGCTGCATCTCTTCCTTGTTCATCCAATATTCTAAAATACTCCCCTTTAATATTAACGATCTCTAACTCTTCTACATTTCTTCTTCTAGTAGCATCATTAATTTCATCATTGATTCTTAACCTTCTCTCTTCAGGTGATTCATTATTTGCTTGATATGTTTTCCAATCCTCACCTATAGCAACTAATGCAACACCAGATCTTATATTACCTTCTGCCTTACGTGGTATATTCTCAGCTGCTCCACTTACAGGTATCCATTGGTTAATCCGTGAGAATGTAGTATCACTTACTACCTCATTTCTTGCCTCTGTTAGATTATCAAACTGTTCCCAATTACCAGTTTCTATACCTAATTCCAACGCCTGTCTTTGTACAATGTTTATTGGTTCTGGTACTTCTGCTCTTGCCCATAAACCTAAGAACCAACTACTCACAGCTGATGCTATTCCAGCAGCAGCTAAGATTGCTAATGTTCTCGGACTCCATATACCAGAAAGGAATCTCCTAAATAATCCCACGTTCTTGGGGTTGTATGATAATCCTTGTATGCCTGGTTTGGTGTTGAGTAAGCCTTTGACCTTTGTTAATGGTACGTTTATCTTGAGGGGTGTGCTACCTAATGATCCTGTTATCCTAAGCACCTCTCTTGTGGTCTTTGGTGCTTGAGCTATTACCTGTCTAGCTCCTGTTGCAGCTCCTCCTACACCTAGTGTACCCAATGTTAGCAGCTCTTGGGTAATGGGTGATATAGGTTCTCCACCCGGCAGGATTCTGCCTGAGGTTATATCATCCCAGATAGTTCTCATATCTCTCCCAAACTTTTCAGTAAATAGTTTTTGATTCTCTTGATCTACAGTTTGGACTGGCAACTCCCCTGTTTCCACTGGAACTTGTGGCTGTTGAGCATCTGGTTCTCCCACTGTAACAGCTGCTAATTGTCCACCTATCTTCTCTACTCTTGTAGGTACTTTTGTTGGTAGTGGTGGCTTAACAAATCTTCCCATAGTAGGAGCTTGGTCTAGATTTTCAGGATTTAATCTAGGAGTTTTCCTCTCTACTATCCTACCTCTTGCTGTATCTTGAGATTCAGAGATAACTCTTGCTCTTCTCTTTCCTCTCTCTGTTAATCCTTCTGTTGTCTTAACACCCTTAAATTCAAGATCTGTCTCTCTAAGTTTTCCTAATCTTCTCTCTCTTTCTATCTGAGCTGGTCCTCTACTAGGTTCAGTCTGCCCTCTCTTCAGCTCTTGTTTCTTCTTTGCCATCTACCACCACTTATCTCTCCCGTAATATTTAAACCATTCAATCAACAGACCGAATGCTATTAACAAGAATCCCCACATATCTTTAGTGAGTAACCATGTTGTACCTGTTGCAGTTAATGCTATAGCTGCAGTATTGATTATGGTTTCTATTACTGGCTTGTGTTGTTTATTCATCTTCTGCCCTCCATCTCAGCTACCATATCATTAGGTTGAAAAGCTGACTCTTTCTCCATTCCCCTGTTCTCTATCTTTGGTTTGTCAGATAGAGCCTCATTCTCTAGCGAGGCAGGGAATGTAAGCTCTATGACTATGTTGAGCTGGAGCCTCACTTGCTCCTCTATGTATAATTGTTCTTCTTCTATTGTTTGTTGGAATGCTAAGTATTTGATCTTAGCTGATGCTTCTGTTATATCTTTGGATGCACCAATAACAATATCTGTGCCACCTGTTGCCTGATAGAAGTATTGGTTTAATGATTCAATCCATCCTGCTGGATTGAGACTAGCTCCTTGTGCTAACTGCACTAGCTCAGGTGTGACTACTCCTTTAGGCACTATCCAAACTTCTCCGTCTTTCCTTGCACTTTCCCAATTTGATTTAATACCAGCTAACTTTGTGGTATCATCAGTATCAGCATGGATGATCCATAACGGATCTACATTTCTATGTAACACTCTCTTCCAATCTGACATAGCTTCATTACGCATAAGGATTATATTCTCTAGGACTTTGATCATTGACACTCCATGAATCTCATCTGCAACTCTATTCCTTGCTAAGTGGAATATATCTTCTGGTTCAAAGATTTTGTTTGGTATCTTGTTCTTGGTAACCTGTTCGTACCTAATGATCCTTCCCTTAGAATCAGCAACTATTTTGATAGAGGAAGGATCAAGAGGCTTGAGGTTAATTAAGAGGTCATTAGAATCTCGTATGATTTCAGCGAAGGCATCACCACCAATGTAGTATGTTCGTATCATATTCTCTATGATAGTGTTGAATGTATCTTTGCCCCAGCCTGTGATTGTATCTAAGAACATGGTTGTGACTGGATCAGCAGTAAATCCTTTACCTACTGTCCATGTAGCTTTAGCATCTATTGCAGCTTGTAGCTCTGGGATCTCTTTGTAGTAACCGAATTGCTGAGACCAGTCTTGATTAATATATTCATTCTCTTTTGTTTCGGTTGCCCCGTCTGTTGTTTCAGTCGGGACTGAGTAATCCTCTTGGGTATTAGAGGTGATTACTGCTTGTCCTATATCTGTGTCTGGCATTTTAATTTATCTTGAATGGTGCTGTGAATAACATCACAGTTGATGCTTCTGCATCTGTGCTTGGTTTGATTGCAAACTCTGAATCTCTATTCTTTGGATCAAATCCTGTCTCCATATAATATGTTGAGTCAGTAGATCCTGATGTTACAACACCTAATTTTATTCTTATTAAATCTCCCGGTTTAAATTTCTGTGCAGTTGCTATTGATATGGATGCACAGAAGGCATTGACCTTAGCTCCTGCTCCTGATGCTCTGTCAAATGTTTCAGTTGTGAATGTAGATCCTAGCTGTGTTTCTGTTGAGCCATCATAATGGTAGAGCTTTACTGTGTAGCCTAGTGTGTATGTACCACTACCACCCGGATATATTCCTCCTGTCCATGAGAGGAAGGCTGTACCTTTCATGATTCTTGTTTGGTTAAAGGTAGGTGAATCTATTGTGAGTGTGACTGTACCATTAGCAGGGTTGGTTAATCTATGAACCACAGCTCCTGAGTAGAATGCAGTCTTACTCATGGCGTATGTATGAGTAGCTGCGTTTACAATAAAGCAATAAAGGGTTGTATGTCCAAAACCATCCTCTATATCTACATGATCGTAGGATGCTAATGGGGGTTGTGGTGTGGGTACTAATGCCATCTTATGCACCTGTTACGAAGTCTTGCACCTTCTTATCTTTTAACTCTTTGATTGCTCTCTGAGCATCTTCATCTAAAGCATTGATTAAGGTGACAGCTTCTGTGATGTTTGTATATCCTGCCATATCATAGAGTATGACTTTGATGGCTGCTAAATTACTGGCTGCTTGTTTGAGTAATCCTTTAACATCTGCATTAAGACCAGAGTAAGCATCACTCCAATTATAACGAGTGACATCATTGATATAACTCTCTGCTTCTGTCATGAATTGATTAATGTATGCTTCTACATTAGAAGTTGAACTAGCACCAGCACCTACTTTTCTTTGTACCTCTGCTGTTGTAGCAAAGATTCCTGTATCAGCCATTCATAAATTATAGAATCTTGAAATACTTAATCCTTTCTCTTTTAGGCACCATGCAGCTCGTATCAATCCTTCTGCTATATGGGTGTATTTGCCTGTGTATTTGACCTTTCCGTCCTTAATCTCAAACTGTACGGATTTCAAAGAAAGGAATATGTCATGATCCTTCAACAACCTCACTCTCTTTTGTTCCATTAATGAACGAAGATTATTGTAAAGCTCTTCTTTAAGCAGCTTCTTCTTTAGCTCCTTATTCACTTTGCCTGTTGCATCTGTATGATAGACTCTCTTTGCATTGTTGATCTCCACTACTTTCCTCTTTGTATCATCATTCAATCTTAACTGATCACACACTCCAATACCTAAACCACCTGAATCTACATAGATCCTCTTGAAATCATAGATGCGATTAAGCGATAAGATGTAGTCGGTGGTTTCTGTTGTTCTGGTTTTTTTGGTTACTGTATGATCCACATGCTCGAGGGTATCATCTCTCATGAGCTCAACAACTTCAAAAGTAGATTCATCTTTACCCATACCAGCAACATCAACACCTAAGTAATACTCTCTGCCTTTGATTACACTCTTACGTATTGGCATGACCATGCACGACTTGATCAATGCATCAGGGAACACTTGGACTAAAGCATCCAATGGCTCACCTAAATACTCTTGTGCATACTCAAGCGTACTCATCCGTCTCCTCTCTTCCTTGAGCCGATCAATGGCTGCCTCTCTCTGCCACTCCGTCCATGTGTCACATACCTCTCGCTCCTTCACAACCTTCTCGGAGTTGGTGCGAAAGCGTGTCCAGTTTTGGTATGCGTTGTCTTTGTTGGAGAGGACATCATAGAAGAATCCAGTTGTACCGAATGGAGTAGAGAGTAGAATGGTACGTCCACCTGTAGTAAGGAGCATGGGTGTGACAGCAGTCCATACCTCATGATCCACGTATGCAGCCTCATCAATGTAAAGTCGGTGGATGGTTAAGAATCTTATCCCCTTCCCTGACAGCCCAGCTGGTAGGCACCATATGGTTGTTCCATTCTCCAGTTGGATCTTGCTCTTGGTTGGCT